TCCCCCGTCGGGGTGCCTCAACCCAACTACCAATTCAATATCCATTTGCCTCGCCGCCTTGCTCAATGTTTTTCACGTTGCAAACATCGAGCGCGACAATCTACCCACGCTCTCCGTGTGTCTCCCTTTGACTTGCAACGTCGAGGGCCTTGGTTCTTTAATTATCAAATTTGTCGGACAGTATCACAATTTATGGTCGCTTGAGGCAATAGACAATCCACGCAATCAAGGCCGTGAGCCATAGGGCCATTGCAAGCCTCATTGGTTCCGTGTATTCCATATGGCACCAAGCAGAGAGAACAATCCAGAGACTCCGAGAAATAGAAATATCTCCACGTCAACCGGCATTGCAATCATTCTTGGATTCCTTTCTTGAGTTTTGTAATGAGCAGATTGGCAGAGGCGACCGATAGTTGCTGGAGGTCTATGCCGGCAATGCTCTCCGAGGATTTCTTGGCAAGGGCCTCAATGAAATTGACCTGAGCCTCACTTGCGACGCCTGATTTGCCCGTACCTTGGTGAGGGACCTCGGGTTTGGACGCCACCACGCGCATTTGAGGACCCGTTAGTATGGGTTTTGAGGTGCTTGGCTGAGGGTAATCGTCGGGTTGACGGTTCCGCACCTCGTCGAATGATGCAATGCTCCGCTCGATGCCGTAGCCCATATAACCCAAGGCCCGAGCTAGTGCCGAGGTTGCTGAGTTTTGTTGCTCGGAATCACGGGTGAAATTTGTCTTGCCGGGGAACGGCTCAAAGTTGTACGCTCGCACCGGGAGCGCGTCGTCGATCGTGCGAAACAATGTCACCGTTGCTTGGATGAAATGTCGCTCACCAATCTTGACAATCTCGGGAGTTTCCTCAACGACTCGGAGGTCTGGCCAATCTTTTAGCGCGGCCACAAGTCGAGTTCGGCAATCGATATATCCGTTGGAATCCCACGTCATTTCTTTACCTCAAACGGGTTCCATTTGTTGAGTTTGTTTTGCGGGGTGAAATAGCAATCCCATTCATCGCGGTAATGCTCCGCCACGTTGCACGATTCAAGAGGGAGCCACCCTCGAATCGTCGCGGTGTGGAAATCCTCGGAGAGAGTAACGAGGACATACGGAGCAGACTTGTCATTGGTGTACGTCGTGAGGGAGCCGTTGTATCGCATCGTCGAGCGCACCTCCCAAGTGCTGACGTCGTTTCGATACTTGTTGTACGTTGGGTCATAGTCGTATTGAGTGCCGAGCGAATAGGCAACGGCGAGTTCACCCAGACGGCCCACAAAATGCGGACGGACTTGACCCTCTTTCCAAGGTTTGCGACGAACGTGGCCGGCGGCGTCCTCTTGCGCGTCAATCACCAACGCCAATTCGTGACACGTCTCAATGTCTTTTTTGCTAAGGAAAACGGCGTTATTCATATTCCGAACCGCGCAATTCTATTTTGCAAATACTCATTCTCGCGAGAGAGCTCGTCGAGCCTCACGCCTTGTTTGGTGAATTGTTCGGTAAGTCTGACAATGTGGTCGCGCATTTGATGACACAATTCATTTTGAGATTGGGTCAAAGAATCCGCGTCGAAAATCCATTTGGCAATGAGCCATAGTCGCTCGCTCTGGAGAGTGTTGCCGTTGTGGAAACTCTCATTGGCAAAGTCCTCGAGCCAACCTACGTTGTCGGATATATTCATTTCACTCCTTTATGTCGGAAAAGGTTTTGAGATAGTAGCAACATAGTCAATGGGTGTGGTGGATACTAGGGACGATAAATGGTTGAGCGTTTGCCATTGGACAAACGGCCCGTCGGGTCACCGATTGAATGAGCCGCGCACCCCCAACCGTAATATCCAACTCCTCGAGATTTGCCCCAACCGTGGACAACCCGGAGAGCGACGGTTATTTGTTGAGCAATCGTTGCATCACCGCCGCGGTTCGGCATTGTCTTATCTCCCCGGGTGTAGTCATTCCACGTTTGACGGTGAATGCCTAGACCGCCCTCGTAGTTGGTCGTATTGCGATGCCAACGCGGTTTTTGCCCCGGTCCCCAACCCGTCTCGCATTTGGCGAGCGCGTACCAATAAGCAATCGGCGGGTCCGGTGGCAACGGTCTGTTGTGCGCGAGAGCTGCTCCGGGTGTCAATGTAAGCGCGACCAAAATGACCGCAATGCAACGCTTAATCGAGCGTCAATTCTGTCGGGTCGGACCAACCGTCATTGCTGAGTTTTCGCAATGAGAGCGTTGCAATTTCTAGTTGACCGCTCTGGTCGTTCCTGAATAGTTGCACAAGGACGCGCTGCCCAGATTCAAGCACTCCGCGCAATTCCTCATAGATTATTGTTTCTACCATTTGAGACTCCTTTTGTCGGGTCTAACGAACCTACCCAATCGGTCTAGGCCGTTGGTGGCAATCGGTTTTTTCCCTTTATGGGTAGGGAATTGAGGCCCACGCCCGCGCAAATTTGGCGGCGTCCTTGGACATTGCTTGATCGAGCTCGATATGCAACCAAGTCGGCGTCCCTTGATAAGAGCCGGCGGATTCGGCGTCGCTTGAATGAATGCGGACCCCAAGTTTCGACTCACCGCGGCTGCATTTGTACGTCGCGCCATACGTCCCGAATGCGTACCAATTGACAAGCGAAATTCCCAACGTCTCGGAATTGTGCAAAAGGAAATCCCAAATGACACGCGCTAACGCTTCGTTTTCTTTCTCGGTTTTCTTGATGCCGTAGTCGCAATCAAACGCGTTGCCGGTGGCGTGAACGGATTTGACCGGCGGTGTCACGTTTCGATTCATATTGCGATTGACATACGCGCCGAGCGATCTCGTACCCCAACGCGCTTTTGTTAACTCAATCAGTTTTGTGATACCGGGAGACGTTTGTTTGCCGTCCCAAGCGACGTTGTACGGGTACGGTCTAGGACTCATTATCTTTTGGACCAAACATTTTCGGAGAGTCTTGTCGAGTCTTGGCGGCTACGCCATTGCCGATGCCATAGAACACAATCGCCGAGATCATCGGCAGCCCTGCGTTTTGGTCAATGCTATTGGTAGCAAGTAGCACCGTGATACAGATAAGCGCCACTAGCAGAATTAGTGCCTTTGGTGGGTTGGAGATAATCACGCTGGGCCTACATCCTCAACTGACAAAATACCTTTGAAATTAGCGGTTCGAGTGGCCGTTGAGGTTCCGGTACTTGACGTAAGCGTTGCAACCAACACGGTTGAGCCTGCGGTAAAAGTTGAATAAGCAATAAGCATTCCACTTGACGAATAACCACCAGCGCGGCAAAAAACAAACGATGAACCTTGAATTGCACCGGCAAGGTTTGTCAATCGAATGGTTTGTGTGACGTTTGCATCGAGGTTATTGCTTAAATTTGGCTCAAAATACATAATTCGATAGTAACGACTTGCAATTGCCGTGAATGTTGTTGAGGTGATTTCAACCTCCTCAGCAGTAAAAGTATCGTTTGCCGTAGCAGTTTGTAACGCCACTATGCCAAAACCAAACGCGTTTTGTTGAGCCGCGGTCAATACCGCGCCGCTGACGAACGTAACATTAGGTGCTATTGCCATAATTATTCTCCTTTAGAAACTTAATAGGTTGTTGTTTAGAGTTCCCCAAAGTGCATCGTTGAGGGTGAAAAATCCGAGGTTGTCCGTGCTCTCGAAATTGTACGAGACGAGGTGACTTGTCGGGGTGATGTTGTGCGAAATACCCGAAACCATAAGGACTTGAGTGCTCGACGACGGAGCGCCGGTCACAAAGTTTTTGACCACGGTTGCAATTGACGTGAGGTCAAGACTGAGCGCGGTGTTTTGATTGGCCTGAGTCAAGGCGCCTAGTTCAGTCGTGAGCCCGGTGAACCTCAAAACGGGCGTCGCATATTTGCCCAAAATGTAGTTGCCCAGACCCGCTACCTCGGAGGTGCTTGAGTTGAGCAAATTGACGTCGGTGTAGGTTTGAGTTTGATATTGCGCAATTGACGTTGAGTTGCCGGTCACTTGTACCGCACCGGCGGGGCTCTGGGTTTGGACGTATGTGTAGAGCAGAGTGTCGCCAAACTGATTTTCGAGCGTCTGATAAGCAAGCCCGGTCCCGTCACCGTTAAAGGTTGCAGCCGACGCGGTGAGTACCGTCCCTCGACCTTTCCAAGTAAATGTCCCGGCCGCGCTCATATACACTTGACCTTGCTCCGATTGAGTAATTTGTTGAATGTAATTGAGTAGGTTCGTATCTTGAATGACGCTGAAATCAGCAGACGCCGCGGTCCCTCCAAGCGTTGAGGTACCACTTGAGACGCTTCGAGCGCCTTGATAGTTGACCTCGGAATATGCGAGGACGTTATTGATTCGCGTACTCGTTGACTCTTGTGTCGTGGTGTGCGCGTTGAGTTGGAGGTTTGCAAACACGGTGAAATTGTCCGAGCATTGTGCAAACATTAGATCGTTGTTCGCTAGGTCATAGGCGAGATTCCAACTCGTAATGAGTCCGGTATAAATCGGAATTCCGTTTGCATTGATGATGATTGGGAGACGCGGTTGAATTCCCGTGGTACCGGTGGAGGGTGACCCAATCCAATATGGCGAGGACGTATTCAACGGGTCTAGGGACCGACCTTTGTTCCAGAATGTCACCGTTGCTTGACCCGATTGGAATTCTTGCAATTGTCGAGAGCGCCCGCGCCCAATGTTTATATTCTGGACAAGACTTGTGAGATCGACATATGTGATTCCGCCCAAAGTGCCTCGACCCGTCGTGTTAAGGACGCCGTTTGTCGCGTCGTCAAGAATAAACGGTTGCCCGAACGCGGTTGTCGATTGAAACCCGACGAGGACTTGGATGACGGGTTGGGTCATACGCCTACAAAAACCGTTCCGCCTACGCGCTGGGCCGCAAGTATGGCGTCAATAATTTGTTGACCCATCAAGGCCGGCGTTGCCACAAGACCCGCATTGACATTGACCGTGATTCCTTTAGCCGCGTTGAGGTTGCTTTGAGCGGTGTTCACGCCGCCGCCGAAAAACGCCGTTGACGAACTCAACCCAAGTTGGTTTGCTGCACCCGCAAGACTCCCCAACGCCTCTTGGAATTGTCCAAACACTCCCGGTATCCCGATCATCTCATCGGTGACCGCGGAGCCCGCCACGGGTCCAAGGTTTAGCAGCTGAGCGAGCCCGTCTGGACCGAGCCCGTACCCGACAAGCGTTGAGAGATTGGCGGCAAATTTCTTAGCCATTGAAACTTGTTTGGCAAACTCCCCAACCGTGGTCATTGAGGCTTTTTTCTGCTGAGCCGCCGTCAAATTAGTCTCAGCATCGGCAACGCCCTGAATGGCTCTAGCGAGATTCTCCGCATCATCAGACTGTTGAGCGGTGTTGAGCGCCTCATACGCCATTTGGCGAGCCTGTAGCGCGGTCGTGACGGCATCGCTGGCGGCTGCATTGGTGTCAAACGCCTCTCGGAGGCTGACCATTCCCGACAACTCCCCCGACGTGCTTTTGGCAAAATCTGCCATTTCCTCCCGGGCCGCTTTGAGCGCGTCTCGATATTTCTCAATAGACGCTTTTGACTTGTCCTCAAGGGTCTTGGAAAAATCCTTTGTTGACGTGTCCGCGGACTTTGTGCCGGTCTTAACTTTGTCAAGCACTTTGACGGTATCGGCGGCGGCAATGTTGTTCGCAATATAGTTTTCGCGCAAACGTCCAAACCGAGCCGCCTCAGCGTCAACCGCGTCGGTGACGTCTTTTGCCTTTTTAGTGTGATCGCTTGTCAAGAAATTAAAAATCTTAAATTCATTAGTGGACTTAAGAATTGATTCCGCAAGATTCAAGAATGCAGCACCAAGACCGCCCGTCGGACCCTCTGCCTTTTTTGTCGTGGTGACAAAGTTACTCAACGCGTTTGTTCCGAGTGAAATGTTGGTTGCAAAATTGGCGAGCGGGTGCAAGACCAAATAGCCGATTGATTCCTCAAGTTCACCGACGGCAATTGAGAGTTTTTTAAATCCGCCAGACGCGCTATTGGCTGCCGATTGAGACATTCCGGCAAACGAGGTTTGGAGTCCGATGAGCACTCCGTCGAGGTCTTTTGCTTTGACCGCGTTTGTGTCAAGCGGAACTCCTAGTTTGCTGAGAGCGCCAAAATTTCCATTCACCGCTTTTGACAAACTTAAAGAAACGGTCGTGAGGTCCTTATTTGTTCCAGCGGAAATATCTAATGCCAAATTCATCAAGGTTTGAGCCTGAGTGACGTCCTTAGTTGCTCGAATAAGGTTGCCGAGCGCGGGTCTCAATTCGTCGTCCGTCACGGCGGCGCTCATTTGAGTTTTAGCAATAAAATCCTCAACCGATTTGATTTGATTATCGGTCGCGTCGGTGTTGGCGCGGATAGTTTGCTCAAGCAGATTGACGGACTTTTCGTCATCGGCTGCGGCCTTGACCATTCGACTTAGTTCAGCGGTGACCGCACCAATTGAGATTGCACTCTTGAGCGAGTTTGTGCCAATGCCGGCAATAGATTTGTTAGCGGCGTCTGCTCCGGTCTTGTTGTACTCGGTAAGAATGTCAACGATAATGCTCATCGGTTAGCCTCGCTTCAACAAACTTTTGTTGGTCTTTTTCTCGATAATTTTGACCTGAGTTTTGACGTAGGCGGTGAGTGCCGGGATATGAGATTCAGCACCCGGCCACATATACCGCGACGGTCCCTTTTTGCCTTGACGGTCGCCGTCCTTGTGCGGAACGTCCACGCCCTCAAGGTTGGGGACAAACGTTTTTGATTTGCCCGCATTGCGCGAACCCGCTATGTCGTAGATCGCACCGGCGGCGTTGCTCTGGATAATTGAGAACATTGCGTAATTCTGACGGCTTGCCTTTTTCTTTTTTTTGCTCGGTCCGCCGCTTTTAAATCGGATACCAGCTTTGACCCTAGGGAAATTCCAACGCGTCGAGTCACCGCGGTCCTTAATCAAAACGCTGTTTGCCATTGAATTGAGCGGGTTACCGTCTGGGTCGAGGTTGGTCAAGTATTGTCGGACCGCTTGAATAGCGGGTTTCGCCTCACGTCGAATATTGGCGTTGATTTGCTTCACCGTTTCGGGCTCGACTTTTTTGAGAATTGCGAGCGCCTCCGTGAGTCCGTGGACTTGTGCGGATGACTTAGCGCTCATTTCTTGTTCCGATCGATAATTGCTTGGTTGAGAGTGTTTGCAAGTGTCAACGGCATTTGGATGATTTCCGAATATGGAATCCCGTTGAGGATTAGTCCGGCAATGACTCCGTGGATACCGTCACGCCAAAAGGGAGACGTTCGACCTTGTACGAGATACCTTTCACCTCGTCTTTGAATTTTTCAATGTTCGTCACGCGACCCAATTGTTTATGAGACAAATAAGCCAGAGTGACAAGATATTCCATTGAGAGGTTTTCGTCAATTGCCTTGATAATCGAAACGGTGTGCAACCGTTCAAATTCCAACAATGACGAAACCGTCAAACAAATTTCGTGTTCGCTGCCATCGACGAGCACCGTCGCGATAAACAACTCGAACATTAGGACGTCGCTGAGGTGTAGAGGCCGCCTTGAAAACTAATCGCGCCGGTGGAGGCTAGGTCGCCCACGGCGCCATTTATCGGACTTAGGCTCGACATTAGAGTCGAACTAAGTGTCAGCGTCGGATTGGTCGCACTTACCGCGGCCGAGGTCGGACGCATCACGATATTCGTCGGGGTTCCGACAAGACCGTTAAGCGTTGCCCAGACCTTAGAGGCGGCGAAATCTTGGTTAAACGTAATCGTTGCCGAGTTGTTTTGAATGCCACCGATAAACGAGTGTCCGTTGGTGCTCGTTGCTGAAAATGCCGTGCTTTCAACGGCGTCCACCGCTTGAACGAATTCCACGGACGATATGTACCCGCTTAAATCAATACTATTCACGGTGCAGAAAATATCTTTGTTGACGTAGATTGCCATTTGTTATTCCTTTTCTTGTTTGGGTTGGTGTGCCGGAGCAATATGCCCCGAATTAATGAGAGCTTCAATTGAGCAACCCTCGAGTTCCTCGTCAGAGATTGAGTCTCCGATTGATTTGTTTGCGACCATATCGGTCAAAACTTTATAGGTTGACATTTTGCTCCTTAAGCGGGGTATCCGACCCAAGGGACGGTGATTTGGTAAGCGGGTAGGTCTTGCCCTCCGACTGAGTAGACGGTACTACTTGCCGAGGTTGCACCCGTGGCATCGATAACGATGTCGACGAGGTTGAGGAGAGCAATGAGGGCGTCCAAGTTGCCGGGTGGCGGCTGGACCGCCGTGACGATGAATTCCATTGAGATTTGTACCGGCGTAGATCGAGTAATTGTTGGAGGGTCAATAATGACGCATCCCGGGCGAATGTTTCTGGCATCCGACACAACCACCAAGGACGCGTCCTCAAGAGTCTCGACAAGACGTTCTCGCGCTTCATTGCAGCGACCCATTTAAGCGACCTGAGCACGGTTGCAACCCCAGAGGCGAAGGATTTGACCCATTGCTCCGACGGGAGCGGGTGTTGACATAACGTCAAACGACTGAAACGAATCGAGCGAGCCGCGCTCACGGTAAAGAGCAGCCGCGTACATCGTCGTCCCGAGTTGTACATCGGAGCCACAAGTCGACACGGAATCCGTATAGCCCGCGGCTTGACGTCGACGATACGCGACCGCGTTAGCCGCGTCGGTGCAAGCGGCCACGAACAATTCATCATTCATCGTTGCCGGGTCAATGCCAAGCCAATTCAAAACGTCTTGGTCATCAATCCAAGTGACCGTGACCGAATATTCAATTGTTCCGGTAGCGCTTGAGCGTTGTACATCCGCTCCCACATTTTCAAACAAAACTTGATTTGGAATTGGAGCGCCGTAGTTGTAAACGTAATCACCTTGGTCGTCAACACCGACAAAAAGATATTCGGGAATGGCTCGAACAAGCAATGAAGTATCGTCAAAATCGTCACCAACTCCAGCGACGTCAATGAGGTCACCGACGTCGAGGTCGTGAGGCGTCAAGGTTTGCAGCACGGCGATGTTTTCCAATCGCATTCTGTTAGTGACCGTATAAGTCGCCACGCTGAAATCCTTTTCGTTTCTCGGTGTTAGTTAGTAGGACGATGCCTTGATGAACTTGGTTGCATCAATCATCAGCGTCCCGAAATACCCTCTCCACGCAATCGTGGTTGAGAGAGTTGACGGGTTTGCAATGCTCAATGCTCCGCGCTGAGTTTCCCAACACTCGAACCCACTTGGGTCTCCGAGAATCAAGGTATCGGCCTCAAAATTGCGGTCAACTACGACGCGCATTCCAAATGCGGTTCCGTTGTCGCGGTTACCTTGGAGGTCACCGTACGCGTTGTATGGTCCAACGTTTGGAAACAATGGTCGTCCGGCCGTATCGGTCAAACGCATCAAGTCGCCCCACACATCGGGAGAAACCCAAAGAGTGTTCGGGAGGTTTCCGTTTGAATCTGACAAAATGTCTGACGCTGCTTGAGCAATCCAAGCCGCCCAATCTGCGGGGACCGTTGGGTCTGCAAATGCGTTGGAGTTAGTAACGCCCGTTTTGAAATCGTCCGCGGTTTTGTTGTCCGTGCCATTGGCATAGATTCGACCCATATCGTCAAGCAATGCGGAGAGCACGTCGGGTTGGGACCAATCCAATGTCTGTTCGGAGACATCCACATAGCCGCCAAACGTATATTTCGTGACGGTGTTTGCCGTGACGACCATTGTTCCTTGAGTAAGTGCGGTGTTTTGAGTGCTCTGAACTCCTTGTGAAACGTGAGTTGTCACACTTGGACGAATGAATGTTGCACCCGCCATTGGCATTGCGCGAACTCCGAACGAATCTACGACGGGACGAATCCCTCGAAAATTGTTGTAGATGGGAGCGACAATTGGCTCTGGGATGATTCCGGGAACGTCACTTGTGATGACGTCTGGAGCGCCGGCCTTGAGTCGTGCGGAGAATTCCGCAAATACGGAACCGCCGGCGAGACTTGCTTGAATATATTCAACCGCCGTTGGCATTTTAAATTCTCGTTTCGGTGTTGCAAACAACAACTCCGTTGGTTTTGTTGCAGCCTCAACGACTGCGGTTTCGATTGGTTCTGACATTTCTTCTTCCTTTTCTTCTGGTTGGGGTTCATCATCCTCGGGGGTCGAGGCTGCGACTTGTAAAATTTTCGCGTCGGAAAATGCTCCGGCGGTGACGAGTGATAACTCGCTCCACGTTGCTTTTGTGACGGTCATTGTTCCGGTCTTTTTGTCAATGGTAAAATCAATGGGCTCGGCTCCTACGGAAACCGCGGTGATGACATTGTCAAGCATCAGAGTCATTGAATCGCGGCCGTTATTGGTGTCGGAGAGTTTTGCTTCAAACATCATTCCGGTTGAATCTGAAACTCGTTGAGTAACAATTCCAACGGGTCGCGAGGAGTCGTGAAACTCAAGAAGGACCGGCGCGGGACCGTCAACGGGGAGAGAGCCCTCAAGGAATTTCACGCGCTGGCCCGTCGAGACGGTTGCCTCAACATTCCAAGGAATGGCGAGGCCCGTAATAGTGCGACGCGGCTCG